ATTACCTTCAGCATCTCCATCCCAACTCGCTAAAAGAGCAACAATTCCATCAATATCAGAAGCCTTATCAATAGCATCTTCCATCTCTGTAGCTTTAGTTCTGATAGCATTACGCCATGTTTCAATATTAGCAGGAACATCTATACCAGCATCATAGTGCCGTATATAAGCCCAATCAGTTTGACTTAATAAACTTCCCTGATGGGATTTAACTTCGTTCTTCAAAGTAGTTTTAAGACCTACCACACCTTCACTATCATTAAGAGGTTTAGCAGTAGACGTTATTTTTCCATCACTATCCTTTGACCATCTGTATAATCTGGAATCAGGAGGACTATCTTCTACAACTTCTTTAAGATTATACTTTGCTTTTTCTTCCTTACTCCAAATATGCCAGTTAGAAGGATGTCTGACTTTATTATCATCAACCCAACCTTTTCCCGGTTTTATTATTTTATTACCATATTTCCACATTTAGTCTCTCCTTAATTAAAATGTCGTAGAGGGAGTTACATCCTCACCACCAAATGGATATTCTGCAAAGGCCATGTATACATAAGTAGAACCACTAGTATTTACATCAGCATCTGTCGTTCTAATCTTAAAACCATTTGATAGAAAATCCAGTTCTTCAGATCCTGTAGTTTCTGCTGTAGTTAAATTAACAATAAGTTGATCATCTATTTCATTATAAGGACTTCTAGTACTATCATAAATTACCCAATTTGCCGAAGTCGTTTTTTTAATTATTATAAATGCAGGTTTGAATCCAGTATGAACACAAGCCCCATCAGCAAGTCCATTTCCAATATAATGTGAAAATTTACTGAAGCCTTCCACATCTGCAAAAGCATAAGATACATACAAATTGGTTGACCCATTTATGTCACTATTTGTACCTATCGAAAATACTGTAGATGTTGGGGCTGTATCATTCCATATAGTAGCATTGTCAACGGATCCCTGATTTTCATTAAATACCAGATAAGTATTTTCAGCAGCAGCTACAGTGGTATTGCCGACATGATAAACAAACCATTGTCCACTTCCAGACCTTTCCTTGCACATTACAAAGACAGGAGCTACTCCTAATCCATGACCAATTGTTGCTGCTGATCCAGTGCCAGTATAAGTACCGACACTTATTCCAGCCGTAGTGTTAACCGTTGTTGTTGTTGTATTGATTGTGCCATCTTCATTAGACGATCCAGCACCTCCTCCAGCTAACCACTGCCATGCTACGAAACTTTCAGTGTTGTCATTATAGCCTCCTGCTCCAGTACCCAGACCAAAACCGTCAGCATCAAAACTGGTTAGGCCGTTGGCATCTGTGGTTTCAAGAGTGTAAGTATCAGGATTTAATTCTTTAGTTACACCTCTTGTGGCATCAATTAGCATATGAGGATCAGTCGTTGATCTGTTTTTTATCCAGACCATATCAGGTTGGAATGTGCTATTCTCAGTTTGATCGATGTTGCGAGTAGAACCATCTCCGGTATAGAGTGTGGTCTGGAAATTTGCAGTACCGTCAAGGATTGTTGGTGTAGGAAGGTTGGCTGTTGCAAGAGCTTTATAACCAGATTGTGAGGGAGAATATCCTCCTTGTCCAAAATCTACCGTGAGAGAAGTATTAGCTCCTTGTACAAAAATTTTATCCATAGTATCTTGAATTTCTACACCACTATCAACTGCCATATATGCAGTCCCACTAATTACCACTCCCATCTGATCGTTGTCCTTATCGATCAAAATCTCCATGTTTGTATCAACAGCTATTCCGGGTGGATCATTTGTAACTTCTACTACATCTGAACCAGATCTACGGGTTCCAATAGACCCTGCCGAAGTTCCACCCGAATCATAGTAATACAGCGCATCCCTACCATTTACATCAACATCTGTATAAGGTTCTCCACTAGCAACCAATCCAACCATCATATTCGATGCGGATTTTTGAATTTGAAAAGACCATTTCCCACTGGATGGGACGCCAAAAGTCGCTCTCGTATTATAAAAAGTGCTGCTATAAGTAGCCACAGTGTTGCCATCTGATAGCGTAGTTGTGCCAGTATCAATCGGTGACAGCGTACATTTATTATCAGTCGGTGTATCGCTTACCTGATCATCAGCAGCCAGACCAGAACTAGTATAATCATTGTTATTACCGCTTGTGTCATTACCAAAATCAGATGAATCTGCAAAATCTAGGAAGAAGCCGTTGGTTCCATAACCAGCAGCCTTTGTTCCCCAGCTTACTGCAAGTTGTCTTGAATTTTGATTATTTGTTCCGCTTGGGTCCATTGTCATTGTAACTGCTTGAGCCGTATCAAATGTATCCATTGCTCCTGAAAACTGAGAATTATTAACCTTTACCTGATCATCAAAAGTTTCAGTTATTCCTGTCCATGTTGTAGTAGCAACAGGGTTTGCATCCCAGACAACAAATCCCATTACTGTTCCATCAGCAGGGACATTAACTGTTAATGTTCTATTAGCTGTACTACCTAATGTAGTTGCTCCAATCACATCATATGGAAAAGTTGGTAAATCAGTGCATTCATAAGTAGCAGCCCCGCAACTTGTTTTATTTGATGAAAATACCACTACTACATCAGCAGTAGTTCCAGTAGAAACAGCCGCTCTATATAGAGAAACTGAAACTGCTGCATCATCCTGATGAGCTACAAAAGTTCCTGCTACACCACCAACTGTTACACTATTCAAAGTGACATCTGCACCAGCACCTGAAACACCAACTAGAATTTCTCTACCTGAAGATGCAGTACCAATTCCCATACTGGAAAAAGTATACGTTGTTGCAGTACTAGAACTTGTTGCACTATCTACAAAAGCTATTGTAGGTGTGCTTCCAACAGCAGAGGGGCTTGAAAATGCTTTCGGCCTCCATACACCATTATCATCTGTCTCTCCAAACGAAGCAGGAGTAAGTTGCTGTCCATCTACAAGATAAACTTGCGACAAATATCCATCAAATTCTTCGGTATCACTTTCATTTGCCCCAACAGTCTGGCGAACCGTATTGCTGATTTCAAATCTATCATTTTGAGAAGGATTTGTTTCGGTATCAAAAGCGGTAATCTCAGTGCCATTATGATAAATGCGGAGCCTGTCACCAGCCGCTGCAAGGGTTGTATCCCAAGCAAAAAGCAGATGCCCCCATGCTGAAGGGTCACGGAAAACCTGAGTTGTAATATAACTAACACCACTTGAATCGGTGAATGTCAGTTGATCACTTGCATTGAAAGTAATGTCATCACCAGCACCCGAATTGAAAAGCTGCTGAATAGAACCCAGATTACATCGTTTGTACCAGAGCGAGATAGAACCTGCTAGTTGGTTTCCTGCACTAGAAGGTGTTCGATACAGGCGTGGACTGTCATCATCATTATAACGAACACTGTCATCGACAGTTATACCACCAGCACTTATACTTGCCGCTGCCATTAATAAATTATTCTGAAACATTAACCATATTCCTGTGATAAAATTGCCTGAATGTTGTCACCAGCACCATCACTGGATACTGAAGCAACAATATAATCTAATCTGTCTACTGCTCCACTGGATGTAGAGAAGGTTGGATCAGTTCCTGCCGGGAATTTCCAAGCAGCATTCCAAGAGAGAGTTCCACTTCCTCCCGATTGTACAAAAAAGATACTTCCTGTTTGTCCTACTCTAGCATTTGTTGGTTGTGCCATTGTATGTGCTGCTGTAACTGTAGTCAGGAAATTCTGTGCTGTTCCAAAATTAAGAGATACAGAAGTTACACCATCTATTGCTGTTGCATGTACAGAAGCTGCTGCTGATTTTGAAAGAGCTATCTGCCCTATAAAAGCTGCATTACCTGATACTGTGGCTGTACCTGCTACATATAGATTTCCTCCTATGGTAGCATTACCTACTGAGATATTACCTGCTACAGGTACTCCAGTTATATTAGATCCATCCCCGAAGAAAGCAGACGCACAAACCTTACTACTTACATGAACATCACCCTTTACAGTTACATTACCACCCAGACATACGTTTCCTAATACATCCAGTGTACCTCCAATAGTTGTATTACCGCTTACACGGACTGTTCCCAGAAATCCTGCTGCTCCAGATACAGTAGCCGTATCGGACATTACTACAGCAGCTTCCAGACTAGTAGCTCCAGCTACTCTTACTGTTCCTAGAAAGCCAGCATTACCTGATACAGTAGCAGTATCAGCCATTACTACAGCACCTTCAAGAGAAGTAGCTCCAGCTACTCTGGCTGTCCCAAGAAATCCTACATTACCTGATACGGTAGCTGTAGCCTTAAGAACTGCTGCTCCTGTAATACTTGTAGTTCCACTTACATAAAGATTACCAGCTACAGTAGCATTACCTACTGAGATATTTCCACTAATCGGAATACCTGTAATATTTGAACCATCCCCGAAGAAGGCACTGGCACATACTTTACTGCTTACATGCACATCACCCTTTACAGTTACGTTTCCTCCCAGACATACATTCCCAAGTACATCAAGAGTACCACCTATCGTAGTATTACCACTAACTCTTACTGTGCTTAGAAATCCAGCAGCCCCACTTACAGTTACTGTGTCTGTCATAATAACAGCCGCTTCTAAAGAAGTAGCTCCAGATACTCTTATTGTCCCTAGAAATCCAGTAGCTCCGCTTACAGTTGCTGTAGAATGTAGAACCGTAGCACCAGTAATACTTGTTGTTCCGCTTACATAAAGATTACCAACAACTGATGCACTACCTACACATATATCACCTGCTGGAGAAGCCGAAATCCCTGTAAGATTAGAACCATCTCCGTAAAATGAAGATGCACATACTTTATCACTTACATACAGATCACCTGTAACACTTGCATTACCTGATACTCCAAATGTTCCATCTATCTTTACCTGAGTAGTAGCAAGATTTAATGCTGTACCTACTCCATTACCTGATTGTACATTAGTCAGGGAAGTTGAAACTCCACCATTAGACGCACTGGAGTTAACCTGTAATAAATCCTTATAGGTATTGGATATTAGTTTTCCTGTTAAATCTGTCATATCTGTTGCCAAAGCCTTTCTGTCTCATCCCATTTAGTGGAAGCATTATTCCATTGAATGTTTCTTCCACCAGTATCTGGTCTGGGATTTCTAATAGCAGGGTTATCTTTTACTCTTGGTACTTTATTCTGAGGATTATTCTTTAAATCATATTGTCCTTCAAAGTCTTGAGGGCATACCAGCATTCCATAACTATTTAATCTCATGACTCTATGCGGATAAACAAACCCACATGTATCGCACATCGCTAATGCTCTTCTTTGTGTTGCCATAGAACTCTAGTTCCTCTAATTATAAAATGTCAGTCTGGGCAGAAGATAAATACTGGCTCTTTCTCTGTCTTCTTCCATTGCCCTTCCTAATATCTCCTCATAGTTTGCCTTTAACATTGCAATTTTGGTATCTGGTACAAGCGGTCTTTTCATAGATAAATAATAAGACAGACCACAGGTAAGTGCAGGTAA